CTCAACTGGTACTGTAACAATTACCGGTGGTGTTGGTGTAAAAGGTAGTATCTACGCTGATGCTGTTTATGATGGTGGTATTGAAATTATAGCATATGCTAATACTGCTTTCTTAGCTGCCAATACCCCAAGTCATGTTGCCAATTCAGCGGCCAGTTATGCTAATTCTGGATTTGCCGTATCTAACTCGGCTGCATCTTATGCTAATAGTGCGTTCTTATCAGCAAACAATATTGCAGGTGTAAATCTAACTCAAAACACCAACATAACAAATGCTGGTACATATGCCAACTCAGCGTTTACAACTGCCAATACTCCAACTCATGTAGCAAATTCAGCTGCTAGTTACGCCAATTCAGGATTTGCAGTAGCTAATAGTGGCAGTTCTTATGCTAACTCAGCATTTGCTTCTGCTAACAATTCTGCTGGCGTAAATCTAACACAGAATAATAATATTAGTTCTGCTGCCAGTTATGCCAACTCTGCTTACACAAGAGCAAACAATTCATTAAATGCAAATACTGGCGGTTCAATTACTGGTGATATTTCAATAACTGGTAATTTAACTGTAACTGGTAATACAACTTACACCAATACAAGAACAGTTTTAATTGCAGATAATATTATTACAGTTAATGCCGCAATCGACCAAGCAGCACAACCAGCAGTTAATGCTGGTATTGAAGTTGACCGTGGCGCTCAACCAAATTCTTCGTTTTTATGGATTGAAACTTCTGGTAAATGGGCAGCAAATAATGGTAATGGTGCAATATTCATTGCAGCTGATTCAGCAGAATCTTATGCTAATGCAGCTTTTGCTTCTGCAAATTTAAACAATGGTGTTAATACTACACAAAACACCAACATTACAAATGCTGGAACATATGCTAATGCGGCTTTCTTAGTTGCTAATACTCCAACTCATGTAGCGAATAGTGCCGCTAGTTATGCCAATTCTGCTTTTGCTTCAGCTAATTTAATTTCTGGTGTTAATACAACTCAAAATACCAATATTACAAATGCTGGCACTTATGCTAATAGTGCTTTTGCAGCTGCCAATGCAGCTACAGCAACTGATACTACACAAAATGCTAGCATTACAGCTGCATTTACCGCAGCTAATGCTGCTTTCTTACAAGCAAATACACCAAGTAATGTAGCAAATTCTGCTGCTAGTTACGCTAACTCAGCATTTGTTTCTGCCAATTCCGCTGGTGTTTATGCGAACTCTGCATTTGCTTCAGCTAATTTAATTTCTGGTGTTAATACAACTCAAAACACCAATATTACAAATGCTGGCACTTATGCGAACTCTGCATTTGCTCGTGCTAATAATAGTGTATTAAAAGCAGGCGATACAATGACAGGCAATTTAGTTATTGCCAATGCTAATCTTGTAATCAGTAATGCTACAACAAATTTAGTGGTAATTTCAAACACAATAAGTTCAACATCAACAACAACAGGAACAATTGTTTTAAATGGTGGTTTAGGAGTTTCTGGAAACATTTTTGCTGGTGCGATTTATGATAATGGTATTGAAATTATTTTACACACCAATTCAGCATTTACAGCTGCCAATTCAGCAGGTGTATATGCCAACTCAGCATTTTTAGCTGCAAACAATTCTGCTGGTGTCAATCTAACACAGAACACCAACATCACAAATGCTGGTACATATGCCAACTCTGCTTTCTTGGTTGCTAATACACCAAATCATGTAGCAAATAGTGCTGCTAGTTATGCTAACTCAGCATTTATAACTGCCAATACGCCAAGTAATGTAGCAAACTCAGCCGCTTCTTATGCCAATTCAGCATTTGCAACTGCTAATAATTCTGCTGGTGTAAATCTAACACAAAACACTTCTATAACATCTGCATTTGCTGCCGCTAATTCAGCAGGCATATATGCTAATAGTGCTTTTGCTCAAGCAAATAGTGGTGGAGTTACAATTGGTGATGTGTTGGCTCTTTCAATCGCACTAGGATAAATAAAACACCATGTCTAAACCATCAACTCGTGCTGAACTAAAAGAATACTGTTTAAGAAAACTTGGTAAACCCGTTATCGAAATTAACGTGGACGATGACCAAGTAGATGACCGTATTGATGAGGCCTTTAGCTTCTTTGAAGATTATCATTTTGATGGTACTGAAAAAATCTTTATGAAACACCAACTTACGGCGGAAGATATTAATCGCCGTTGGATTTATGCACCAGATGCGGTTACATTTGTAACAGGTGTGTTTCCGTTTGATGATTCTAATGCTTCTATTAATATGTTTGATTTGCGTTATCAATTACGCTTAAATGACCTATATGATTTTACCTCAGTAAGTTATGTGTCTTATGAAATTACAATGCAACACATAAGAACTTTACAACTGTTATTTTCTGGTACACCACAATTTAGATTTAATCGCAAACAAAACAAAGTATTCCTTGATATAGATTGGACAAGAGATGTTCAACCTGGCCAATATGTTGTTATTGAATGTTATCGCACATTAAATCCATCTACCATTACCTTAACTGGCACTTGTGCTACAACGGCAGGTTCAAATACGGTAATAGGTACTGGCACCGTATTTGACCAACAACTATTAGAAAATGATTTTGTTAATTTTGGTACAGAATCATTACAGATTGCTAAAATTAATTCACCAACATCCATTATAGTTCGTGGACCAGCTGCTACAACTCAAGCAGGTGCAACCATGACAGCTGATGGTTACTCAGATGTATTCAATGACCGTTTTCTTAAAAAATATGCTACTGCATTGATTAAACTTCAATGGGGTAATAACCTTAGTAAATTTGCTGGTATACAAATGCCAGGTGGTGTAACACTTGATGGTGTTCGCATTATGACCGAAGCTCGTGAAGAAATTGAAAAACTTGAAGAAGAAATGCAAATTATCAATGTATTGCCTGGCGAGATAATGATGGGTTGATAATGAATGTCCACCAACTTCTACTTTAACCCTTTTCCATTAAATCAAATTACCAGCGAGCAATTGCTGGTGGAAGACCTTGTCATTGAGGCCATGCAAATCTATGGCATGGATATATTTTATATGCCAAGAAGTTCCCGTGATTCAGTAGATTTGTTATATGGTGAAGATACATTAAAAACATACACTTCAGCATACGCACTTGAAATGTACCTTGAAGATGTTACAGGTATGGAAGGTGAAGGTGATTTTATGTCCAAATTTGGGCTTGAAATCCGAGATGAGTTAACCTTTTTAGTTTCTCGCCGTAGGTTTGCATTTACTGTAAATCAACTTCGACCAAATGAAGGCGATTTGATTTATGTTCCTATGCTACAAAATTTCTTTGAAATTACCTTTGTAGAACATGAAAATGGTCAGGCCATGTATTACACATTAGGTCGTGGTCGTGGCGGAAATGTTTATGTATATGCATTGAAGTTAAAACAATTTGTATTCTCTAATGAAGTTGTTGAAACAGGCAATGCAGAAATTGATGGTCAGATTAGAGATGCATACCCACGCACTCGCCTTACACTAAACGCTGGTGGTTCAGGTGCATTTGTTAATGATGAGATTGTATTTGTAAGTCCTGATGCCACATATGCTAATGCAACAGCACAAGCTATTGTTCACAACTATGTAACTGGTAGTTCCGTTGATGTTTATAGAGTTAGAGGAACATTTACTACTGGCACATTAAGAGGTAAAACTAGTGGTGCGGCTTGGGGATTAAATACTGTTTCTGACACCTCAACAATGGATAATGCCTTTGAAGATATTGTAGATAATAATCGCATTGAAACCGAATCAGATGCTATTATTGATTTTACAGAACACAATCCATTTGGTGAAGCTTAATGTTAGGTAATGCACACTTTTATAACCGAACGATTCGCAAAATTGTTGTTGCGTTTGGTTCTATGTTTAATGATATTCTTTTGACTCGTTATTCAAAAGATGGGTCAACAGCATATGAAATTACTAAAGTACCTTTATCATATGGTGCAAAAGAAAAATACTTAGTTCGTTTACAGTCTGACCCAAATCTTACAAAGTCTATTGCAACAACTGTACCTCGCATGAGTTTTGATTTGGTTGGAATGACATATGACACCACAAGAAAACAACAATCTACACTACAAAACTTTGGGTTTAGTTCTGGTTCTTTTAGAAGCCAGTATGCACCCGTTCCATATAATTTTGATTTTAACTTATCAATCTATGTTCGTAACACAGAAGATGGTACACAGATACTAGAACAAATACTGCCATTTTTTACACCAGATTTTACAGTAACAATTGATTTCATTAGCCAAATGGATCAAAAGTATGATATGCCTGTTATTCTCAATTCAGTAAGCCCTGAAGTTGATTATGAAGGCGACTTTATGAACACTCGTTTAATTATTTGGAATCTTACATTTACTGCAAAGGCATATATCTGGCCTCCAGTATCCGCTAATAATTCAAGTAAACTTATTACTAAAGCCAATACAAACATATTTACCGATTCTACTAATTTGGATGCACAAAAAGTATATGTTAATATGGCAACAGGTTTTGGAGTATATACAACAGGTGAAGATATTATAGTTGAAAAGCGAGGTGTAACAGGTAAAGTATTATACTTTAGTAATACCGCAGACGGTACATTGGTGTTAACAAACTTGAATAAAAAAGTTCAAGCAAATGATAAAGTAACTGGAGTTTATTCCAATTCAACTTTTACCATTTCAACTGTATCTCAATCAGAAACAAAAGCGGTAGCAATTGTAATAACACCTAAACCACCAAATGCAAATGGAAATGGTCCATATGGATTTGAAGAAACATTTACTGAATGGCCTGATACTTTGATATGAAAAAATTGAACGACAACTTATCTGAAATCTTTGACATTGAACCAATGGAACAACCAGAAGTTTTGCCTGCGGTCAAACCAACCACAGAGGTAATTGCCTCCGATGAAGTGGAAACTGACGCAGCTTTAGCAAGAAAAAACATTAAAGGTTTACTAGATAAAGGTGGTGCAGCCATAGATAATCTATTGTTAGTTGCACAAGAATCTGAGCACCCACGAGCATATGAAGTTGCCGCTAATTTTATTAAAACATTAGGTGACTTGAACAAAGACTTGTTAGAGATTCAAAAACAAAAACAAAGCTTACGACCAGTTGAGATAAACAATCAATCTATTAATGTTGAGAAAGCAGTATTTGTTGGATCTACCGCAGAATTACTTAAACAAATTAGAGAGAATAAATAATACCATGGAACAATTAATTGAACAAATGAAAACAATTTTAGGTACAACCTTTGGGTTGTATTTTAAAGCACACTCATATCATTG